TAGCGCCAAAGTCCCCGTTGCAGGTACACGCTCCTTCGTCCAGCCATCTACGGTTGATGGAGAAGCTTACCTCCGGGGGATCGGGCAGGACGTGGACCACGGGGCTTTCCGACGTCAAGTTGGAGAGGCAGACACAAATGACCAGATTTTAACAGACAACGGCTTGTTTACGATTGAGGACGCTCGGGGCTATACGCCCATTAAGGTCCCCAATCCGAACGGTGCTCCAACAACCGGCATAGCCGGTGAATTTGACACCAAGGCTAACGCTCACCCGAAGCTCTATTTCACCCAGCATATGGGTGTCAAGGGCTCCAAAGATTTCACCCTTTTGGACAAATCGGGTGAGAACTTTGCGAAAGCCATGTCTCGCCTGTACAAGGCTCGAGACAACGACGAAGAGCTCCGTGCTAATCAGGCTAAAATGCTCCAACACCTACGGGTGGACCGAGACCTCCTCAGCGATTGCGCTAACGACGTACCTTTTGCCGAGGAACTCATCCATAGCCCCGACGTCCGGGGCACCCCAGGTATGACAGCTCGATATTGCGCGGCCCAACTCATCGCTCAGCCGATTGAGATGACTGTGCTCGAGCGAGCAGCCAAGTTCTACCGGACTTTGGTGGCGATTGTCCTTTTGCCACTATATTACCTGTGCGCGTTCACTGCGCGTGCTGTGTATGTCGGGTCTGAACCCACTCTTCTTTTCCAAGGACGCCACATGTTTCGTTCCTTCCCCAAGCGGAAGTTGTACCAATCTTGGTACGCAGCTATTGTCCATGATCTCGGGCACAGCTACGAGCAAGACTTCAATGGCCAGGTTGAGGCCAAGTTCAAAACTGAGCTTGCCAAGCCAGGAAAGCATGGTCGACTGTACGTCACGTACGGAAAGTCGATTTTGTACTCTGGTTGGATCTTTGGCCTGGGCAAGAAGTACATGTGTGGCGTGCAGGAGCTCGCCTCCACCGTGCGTAGTATGATGCAATCAGCAGGGGCCGCTGACGCCGCTAACTTCGCACCCGCGGAATTTCGAGTGGACATTGTCAAGGCTCTGGACGAGGAGGCTGATTTTAATGACACAATCCCCCACGAGGGCCTCTCTTGTCGTATGTTTTCGGACGACATGAGTTCGGTATATGTCACGCCGGACCGGGAGATCCTCTATTTTGACACAGACATTTCCAGCTGCGACGCTGGGAATACGTTTGCCATGTTTTATCTTCTTGCTGTTTTCATGCGAGTCTGCCAGCTCGGTGCCTACATCCGGGCTAATTACCGCCGGCTCCGTCAGAAGATAATTTGCCGCAACCCGTCTAATCCGGCGGAGAAAGTCGTGCTCAGGCCCCGCACGATTTACCAAGGCAGTGGTTGTCCTGAGACCACTGTGGTAAACAACGTCGCATCATTTTGCATCAGCGTCTCATTCTATGTGCACATTGCCTTTTCTAATTGGCAGCACCGGGATGAGCCTGAACTGGCATTTGATACTGCTTCTGAACGGGTCCGAACCGAGGTTCTAACCCAGGCTGCTGCCGCCGTTGGTCACAAGATCACCATCGACTGGCGCGTCAGCCCTGCTGAGACCCAGTTCCTAAAGTACTCGCCACTCCTCACACGTGATGGAGTCAAGCGGGTTAACTCACGGAATTTGGGAGCCGTTTTACGGAATGTTGGCCGACACGTCGGCGACCTTTCTGCGAAACGTCTCGGGGTTTCAAAGAAGCAATTCAGAAACATGGCCCCTGCTGATCGCGCGGAGATTTACATCTCCAACGTAGTCAGGGGGCTGGTGCATGAGCCAGGCAACGTGGTGCTGGATGCATTGCGAGAGCGATTCACGAGCGCTCGCGTCGCCGAATGGGACGGCTTTTATGGCACTCGCGATACTACGCATCGTGCCGGGCATTATATCCCCATCACTGGCCTTCAAGAGCGCTATGGTGGGGAGGAGCACGAGTGGCTCCAGCTTGCCGAGACCATTCGCACCCTCCAATTTGGCCAGATTCGCTTCTCATCACTTCATGATGAGATCATGCGGATCGATTATGGCCTATAGGAGGGCTGATTTAACAACGTCTAGCAACAGCAAGACGTAACGGACCGATAACTATCTACACAAAAACGTGATTGGGATGTCGTCGCAGGGACACGAAAGTGAGACCACGACGCCTGCCCTGGGAGCTCTTCGGAGTGTGCGCAGTAACGCCCGCTTAACCCCCAGTAGTCTTCTCGTAAGCAAG